ATGACCATCATGAACATGGAAGGGGAAGGTATAGCGGACGTGCGCGAGTTCTTCCGCAAGAAGCTCGTGAAGATGGGCGCTATGGAACCGAACGACGAGGAAGCCAAGGCTATGGCGGCAGCCGCTGCAGAGCCAGACCCCCAGAAGGAAGCTCTGTTGGCAATGGCCGAGGAAGCGAATGCCAAGGCGACGAAGGCCCGCGCGGACGTGCTCCAGACCATGGCTGACGTGGAACTGACCCACGCCAAAACAGTAGAGACCCTGGCCAATGTCGACATGGACAGTACGCGGGCGGCTATTGAAGGCGTCGAGCGGATGTTCAAACCTGGACAGAAGCCATAAGCAATCACCGACCGTCCCGGGATATGGACGAGAAAGGTACAACGTATGACGATAGAAGAGCAGATCATCGCGTCTCCCCCGCCGGTTGAAACTCCGGCCGAACCTGCCACTGGCATCACCGTGTCCATCGGCGCAGAAGAGGCGCCAGACGACCAGAGGGCTCCGGCATGGGTGAAGGACGTGCGCAAGCGGAACCGTGAACTGGAGCGTGAACTGCGCGCGGCCCGCAAGGAGCTCACGGAAGCGACGGCCCCCAAGGAACTGCAACTCGGCCCCAAGCCGACGCTGGAGCAGCTTGAATACGACGCGACGAAGTATGAAAGTGCCTTGTCAGAGTGGATGGAGAAGAAGCGGAAGGTGGACGAGAAGGTCGCGGCTGCAGAGATAGAGACTCGCACCGTTGAGCAGAAGTGGCAAACCAAGCTGGCCGCGTTTCAGAGCGCCAAGGCTGAACTTCAGGCTCCTGACTACGAAGATGCTGAATCTGTCGTGCTGGACTTGCTTAATCAGGCGCAGCAAGGCATAATAGTACACGGAGCCAAGAACGCGGCGCTATTGGTGTATGCACTGGGCAAGAACGAGGAAGAAGCTCGTCGGCTCGCCGCTATCAAGGATCCCGTCGAGTTTGCGTTTGCCGTTGCACGGCTGGAGGAACGAATGAAGGTTGAAGGTCGTAAGCCCACTACAGTGCCCGAAGAGCGGGTTGTTACGGGCGGCAAGACTTCCGGCGCGATAGATTCGACCTTGGAGCGTCTACGCACGGAAGCGGCAAAGACTGGTGATTATACAAAGGTGACTGCGTACAAGCGGCAGCACCGATAACGGATTTTGGCGGACGCCACCGCCACGCAACAAAGGCAGCTTCAGTCGGCAGCCGTCCAGCCTAGGGACGCGGTAGATATTGGTTCCCTGTATAGGGGCCGCAGACCATGCCACAGGAGCCTACCATGGCGAACGAATTTTCGAAAGAGGAGCGTGTAGCATTCGAGGAGATCCTTGAAGGATTCCAGGATGCGCTCGTTCTCAGCAAGAACGTATCGGTGCATTCCACCGACCAGTCAATGATGGAGCGAACGGGCAACGTCATCTGGCGTCCCCAGCCGTACATCGCCCAGAGCTTTGATGGCACCGACCAGAGCCTGAACTTCAAGGAGTTCACCCAGCTCTCCGTGCCGGCCACCATCGGCTTCTCCAAGAGCGTCCCTTGGGTGCTCACCGCTAGCGAACTGCGTGATGCCCTTCAGGAAAACCGCCTGGGCACTGCGGCTCGGCAGAAGCTCGCCAGCGACATCAACCGCGCGGTCATGGACGTTGCAGCCCTTCAGGGTACGCTCGTCATCGCTCGCACCACGGCAGCCGCCGGATTCGCCGACGTGGCTCTGATCGAAGAGATCATGAACGCTCAGGGCATAGCGGACTATGACCGCTACCTCGCGCTCTCCACCGGTGACTACAACGGTATGGCCGCTGACCTCGCTGCGCGTGAGACGCTGAACGGCAAGCCGCTCACCGCGTATGAACGCGCCTACGTCGGCCGGGTGGCGTCCTTCGATACCTTCAAGCTCGACTACGCCGTGCGCCTCGCGGCGTCTGCCGGTGGTGCAGCCATCACTATCACGACCGCTGCTGGCGGCGCGAACATCTACGTGCCCAAGGCCACCTCAGTCGCCACGACCGGTGAGCGCAACAACGTGGATAACCGCTTCCAGAACGTAGTGGTTTCGACCACCGTCAACGTCAAGGCCGGTGACGCATTCACCATCGCTACCGTTGAAGCCGTGCATCACATCACCAAGCAGTCCACTGGAGCACTGAAGACCTTCCGCGTGATCTCGGTGGCAGACGCGACTCACATGGTAATCAGTCCCCCGATGATCACCGGTCAGGGCGGCTCGGACGCCGAGCTCCAGTACCAGAACTGCGTAGTCGGAACCCCTGCCGTGAACTCCGCCATCGTATGGCTGAACCTCGACGCGGCTCCCGCCAACCCCTTCTGGCAGAAGGACGCCATCGAGATCCTGCCGGGCCGGTATGCTGTACCCACCGACGCTGGAGCCTCCGTCATGCGCGCCACCACCGATCAGGGCATTGAGCTCGTCATGCAGAAGCAGTACGACATCAACACCATGAAGACCAAGTACCGCTTGGACACGATGTTCGGTACGGTGAACAAGCAGCCCGAGATGAGCGGGATCATCCTCTTCAGCCAGACTCCGTAACCTGACCGGGGACGACCTGATGGCCGTCCCCATTGCCTACAAGGAGACCAGATATGTCTAATCGCATTGCATCGATGGGCCTCGTTACGCTGACGGTTGCCGCCAGCGACAAGCTCGCCATTTTCTCCCGCACGCCGGTCAAGGTGTACCAGAGCGCGGGATATCCCAATCAGCCCGAGTCGTGGACTCCACTGTCCGCCATCGCGGCCGAGACCGAGTACGTTTCGTCCGCATTCTCCGCTGCCACCGGCATACGCATCGAGGCTGGTGAAGCCGAAGTGCTCTACGCCACCGGCACCGATGCGGTCATCACCGAGCGTCGCGGCCAGCGCGGACAGGGCACTCCGGGCGTCCTCAACGCCACCGGCGCGCTTACTGCCGCCATGGTCGCGAGCGGCATCGTGACCTCCACCACCGGCGCTGCCGTTGCTGGAACCACGCCCACCGGAGCTGTTCTCGACGCCGCGCTGGATATGGAGATTGGCGAGAGCTTCGACTTCACCATCATCGCCACGGGCGCGAATGCCTTCACGCTGACTGCCGGCGCGTCCGGTGTCACGATCGTTGGCACGGCTGTCGTGGCCACCGTTACTTCTGGAACGTTCCGCTGCCGCAAGACCGCAGCCGACACGTTCATCTTCTATAGGCTGTAAAGGTACGGTGCCGCCGGAACGTTCTGGCGGCACCGTTTTGAAAGGACTCGCTATGGAGTTTCCGCGCTTCGTATTCACCGCTCCCGGCCCGCTGAGATGCAACGGTGGCACCTACGGTCAGCATATCGTTGCTGATCAGACCCACTATGATGCCGCGATCAAGGCGGGATTCTTCGCCACGCTCCCGGAGGCCCTCGTGCCCCCGGCCAAGAAAGTGAAGGTGCCCAATGCCAGTGAAATCAAATAAGACGAGGCTCAAGACCTCGAAGAACTACCCGTCCCAGGGTCTCATGCTCAAGAAGATTTCGTATGAGCAGGAAGAGGCTGCGCTGAAGAAAGCCAAGGCTGCCAAGCGCAAGCGCAATAAGCCCAAGGAGAAATAGTATATGGGCCTGAGAGTGGTAGGCACGGGATACAAAGGCAAAGCCCCCGCCCCGAAAAGCAAAGCATCGAAGGCTGGCGCCATGCTCAGGGTGGCAGCTACTATTGCCTCGCGATCGTCCAGAAGCGCCGAGGACGACGCCAAGGTGCTGCTGGAAGCCGAGGAAATCAAGCGCGATGCCGCTCGCTTACGCAAGGCCAAGCTGGCAGCCCAGAAGGTGGCACGATTGTGAGTTACACGAAACGCCAGGTTGTAGAAGCCGCCATGGCCGAAATAGGCTTGGCGTCGTACTCATTCGACCTCATGCCCGAGCAGATTGAAATCGCCTTACGGCGGCTGGACTCCATGATTGCCGAATGGAACGCACGCGGCATCCGCTTGGCTTACAGTATCCCCGGCAGTCCAGCAGATTCTGACATCGATGCAGACTCGAACCTGCCAGACTCAGCGTGGGAAGCAGCCATCACGAACTTGGCCATCAAGCTGGCTCCGTCCTATGGGAAGATGGTGAACCTCGAGACCAAGACTTCAGCTCGGCACGCACTGAACACGCTTATGGCACGTGCCGGCATGCCCAATGAAATGCAACTCGGGCCGCTCCCCGCCGGTGCCGGGGGCAAGGTCACTAGCGATCCGTTCTTGCCGAATCCAACTGAGAGCCTAATTGTAGGCCCTGATTCTTCACTGGACTTTAACTAGGAGGCTTACATGGGCTTACAAATAAATCAGTTGTCGACAGCAACTCCGTCATCAGGTCAGAGTGTGCCAATCTTTGACCCGTCTAAGGGCGATACTCGGCGGTGGCCTTTGTCTGATTTGCTAACCTGGCTACAGACCAATCTCATGTTTCCTGCAGTTGGGAGACCTGAGCCTAACACGCAGTACTCTGCGCCTAATGATGGCGATACCGTTGTTGTTACGGATGATGACGAAGACACACACTTGATTATTACGCCAGCTCTTGGATTGGCTGCTTTAACTATCACACTTCCTGCAATGGGCACGATTCGTGACAAACAGTTGGTTATTGTTAATTGTACACAAGCTGTTGCAGCCTTGACTGTCAATGGTAATGGTGCTACGGTAGGCACAGGGACGCCAGGAATACTTGGAGCTGACGATTTCTTCACGCTCAAGTACGATGCCACAATGAACACTTGGTACCGTGTAGGTTAAGATGCAAGTACCCATTGTCTCTGGCATATACACCGACGCTGCCGCCGAATTCCGCACGGCTTACCCCGTGAACATGGTTCCGGTGCCCAAGAGTACAGGACTCAGCGAAAGCTACCTGCGCCCAGCCGAAGGCGCTGTCGCGCTGGCGGTTGGCCCCGGAGTGCCGCGCGGGGGCATCGAGTGGAATGGCGTATGCTACCGGGTGATGGGCACGAAGCTGGTGAAGGTCTCTGGCGTTGCCGTGACCGTGCTGGGCGACGTTGGCGCTGGTGGCCAGTGTTCATTCGATTATTCGTTC